ACACCCGAACTAATCAGGCGGGCGGCGTCAAGCGGGTGGGCATCAAACACATCACCACGCTTACGCAACACCTCACCGCCATCATCCGTGGGCTGCCACCAAATCCCAATCCTTAGGCGAATCCTCATAATAATTTAGCCCACCTGAATCCGTGCAACAGCCTTAGGATCATACAAAGCGCGGATAGAACGCTCCATAATATCAGCCCGGTACTCCATGGTAGCGCCACCGATACCACTATCACCATGGGGCGAGTACAGGGGGGTAACCTGTGGACGGTCTAAGAATTTCTTACCACCCGGCTTCTGCGCCTGCAAAACATACACCTGCTTCGGGTCAACATACTGGCTCACCGCCACATCCAGACCCCAAGGCTTATAGGGTTGGAAACCCTTAAAATACGGGTTGTCCCCAGAGTTAGCGCCAATAAACGCAGCTTGAATGGTCTTATTGCCAATAATGTTGTACCACACCGAGGGGTGCATCACCAGAGTATCGGGGGTGTAGCCAAGTGCAGCCTTACGCTCATCATCCACATCACCATCAATAAGGGCAGATGAGACCATTGCACAGGCACGCAAAACATCCTGCCCAATCTCCGCAGTTACGGTAGACCACGGGGTACTAGCCGTCACCACCTGGCTATGCTCATCAGTAGCAGCCTTCACCCGATCAAGGCCCTGGCGTGCACTAGCATACAGGAACTCGTTAGCAAGCTGCTCAACACCGCGAGACAACAGGTCAATACGGTTATCCTTAATCATTTCATAAGAAACACGCAAACCCTCCGCAATCTTAAACGCCTTCTCCACCTTATCATCACCGACACGAATATCGGCTGTGGGGATTTCCTCAAACTCCGCAACCTCATGCGGGCTCTCGGACAAGAACGGGCTCACCCGCTGCTTGAAAATAATAGCGCTAGCAGTGGTTTCACCATCATCAGAGTAAAACACATTCTCGATAGCAGCATCCTGAACAATGCTCACAATCTCATCAACGATCAACTCCGGCTCGTCCACATAATCGGACACCGTGTAGGAACCACCGCTGTTTTCGCCTAGAATAAAAGCCATTTTCTCACCTTCTTCTTATTAGGCCAGTGGGGTCACTAGCCGCACCGACACATGCTTACGGCCCTTACGCACCACGAAACCAACCGGCTTCGTACCTGCCTTAGCAACCTTACCATCCGCGGCGGCGTTCACCTTATCCCCAACCTGCAAATCATCCGGGTTATCACAGGCAATATTAATAATCGCCGGGGAGGTTACCACGGTCACGCGGTCGGTCTGGCCAATGGTCACAACCGGGGTCTTATAGGCGTTCTGAATCGCAACACCATACACGTCATCACTAGCACCCGCATGCTCAACGCCGCTACCAGTGAGTTTAACACACCGGTAGCCCAAAACATTAGCAGCCGCCTTGAAAGAAGCGTTACCGGTCAAAATTTGATTAGTCATCTATATTCAATCTTCCTATTAGAAAATCTGCCGAACCTTCAAGCCGGAACGCAAACCATTCACCTTGCCACGATTCTCATAGCCGCGTGTACCATTGGCCTTGACAGCGGTGCCCTGTGCAAGATTCTCAAGCAACACCTTACCGCCCTCAAAATCATGCAACAGCGAATTAACCCAAGCATCCTTGCCGTTAGCTGAAATGCGGCCCGAATTGATAGCCTCATCCACAAGGTTCACAACCTCATTGCGCCGTGCTTCCTCACGCATCCTGTTCAAAGCGTCGGCGCTTTTACGCAGCTCAGACAGGGTGTATTCGTCAACGGCAACCATGCCCTTGGGCAAAGAGTTTTCGGCAGGCTTCGACTCTTCCGGCTCGTCACTCTTAGTGGTTTCCTCTTTATCCGCACCATCGTCTACAAGCTTTTGCACGGCCTCGATGATATCATCATCGGTGGCGGTATCATCTAATTCTAAAATTTTGATAAGCTGGTCTTTCAGCTCCATAACATCCTCATTTTCGGAACCATCATCAGCATTAACAGCATGCTCGCGTAGCTTTGCTGCGAACATCCGTTTATGCATGTTAACAATCTTACGCAAACTCTTATTTTCCGCACCATCACCAGTGTCACTGGCCACAACCTCATCAGCTAAACCAGCCTCAACCGCGGCCTGACCAGTGTAAAAGGTTTCCGCACCCATCAACTCACGCCACTGCTCACGTGTCCCACCAGCCTTAGAAACATAAATATCAGCAATCTGATCCGACAACTGATTAAGCTGCTCACGGGTGGAATCAAGCTCAGGGATCGTCCCACCAGCATCCCACGTCCAAGCATCATGGATCATGAGGGTTGCGGACGGTTGCATAACAACACGGTCACACGCCACCGCTATCACACTGGCAGCCGATGCTGCGATACCCCAAATATTCGCCACCGTACTATTTTCACTACTGCGAATAATATTAGCGATGGCGATACCAAGCATTGCGTCACCACCATAGGAATTAATATTAATTATTAACGGTTCTTCGGTGGCCTGGTTGATGAATTCACGGAATCCTGCCAGGTCAATATCCCAGTCGGAAATGTCGGAAAAGAAATTCCATTCATTCATGCGGAATATTATAACATACTACAACAAAACATCACCCTCGCCATTGTCAATATTATTAGTTTCAGTGTCACCGGACCAAGGGATTTGCATTTTACGGTGAAAATATTTCCGGGTCACGGGATCGTTCGGATCAACCAAACCCGCCGCAACGGCGTTAGGCCACATCTCAGGTTTTAGTTCACTGTTTGATGCGATGGGGTCGCAGTTGATGAGGGGTACGGGGCCTTTGTAATCGGGGAATGCTAGGCTTATCAAATCCTCAACAATATACTTTTGCGCAGTGAGTGCCACCCAGTCCGCAATTGTTTGCAAAGATTGCGTGAAGAATGAGGATTGCGTGTCGGCAAGGGCGTACGATCCTCCACCATCGTCAAGGTTCAGGAAGTGCGCCAGGACGCTTTTAGCGATAGCATCATTGTATGATTTGATAGCGCCCGACACGTCAGGCAGTTGGCCAGAAACGCCTTTGAACTCGAATGATGCGCCGGGCGGGATTGACACGCCGGCAAAATCGTCGGCGCGGATAGCCTCAACTAATTCTTGACCCCTATCAATCTCGTCTTGCAAATCCTCGGGACGCCCCAATAGGGTTTCTTTCGACGCCATATAGACGGGTATGCCCATGCCGTTTCTCTCAAGTGTTTTTAATTGTAGCCGTTGCAGTTCGTCTTTGAGTCGCCAGGGGCGGTAGCAGGGGCGTAGAATGCTTGTGCCCATCCAGTCGCTGTTAGTGGGGCGATACACGTACCCTACCAGGCTATCCACGGGGATTACGGGGGTAAGGTCGGTGCCGTCTTCCAGTCGCACGCTTTTTTGCTGAATTGATTCTAAGTTTCCGTTCTCATCCACATTGATTTTCGAGATGGTGTCAGCCCACCTTGGGGCGAGTTTCACCAGGTGCCAACCGGTCTCATCCTGTTCGTACACTTGTTCAAAATAGGCGAAGCCGAACACCAGCGCTAGCAACGCTTGGGGAAGGTGTTCCTGCCATGAAACCCCGCTAGAAAGCCTGGTCACCGGGGGTGAATCAACGCCAAGAATAGGTAGTTTCAGGTCTTGCGCTACCCGATTCACAACCTCAGGATCGGCCCCGTTGGAATCTATGTGCCACTTGGCACGCAGTACCGGAAGCGTACAGGCAGAGTACGCCATCGAGACCTGTTCGTCTTCCTTAAGCATCTTATTATAAACCGCAATGTTACGGGGGAACCGTAAATCGTGGTTGGTGTCGTTCATCCACTGGTACCCATGGTACCCCCCTGTGGGGGTGGCGGTGCCGATTTCCTTAGTTCGTTTCGGCTTGAACTTTGCAAAGAATTTTCGTAACCCCATTGTCTTTTTGTTAACCTTTCAAGTAGTAAACATGCCCACCAAGGCAAACGCCGTTTAAGCCATGTAGCAGCCCCGTAGGTGGGGCGAATGTCTAGAATGAACAATCACCCCAACCATATTGCAATCGTGCCCCACACGGCAAACTGTGGCGTGACTAAAATCACAAACCACGACGCTTACGCGAAATACGCATCCTGACCTTAGGGGCACGCTTAACATCCACCTCGGCAGGCTTATAATCCGCAGCCAACAACAACGCAAAAGTTGCAGCAATGATAGGGCACCCCGCCGGATTATTCCGCTTCAACGCCTTACCCGAATCCTGAATATCCCTCTCAGAAACCACCGATAAAGCATCAACCCAACGGGGCGAACCATCATGCCTGATCTTACCATCACGCCACAATTGCATAAACAGCATATAAGCCTTAGAAACCTCGGTTTTATTAAACCGTGTCGGTTCCAAACCCCGCTGCTCAAACAGTGCCGTACAAGTCTCCGCAACACCCTTCTGGTCATAAGCAAACCCAATCGGGTCACGAAGCCCAATCACCCGCTCAATATCGGCAACAACACCAACACGATCAAACTCATCACGGGGTGCCAGGGACAAAAACCAGCCCCCATCAGCCATTTTCTCCACACTCACAAGCGCACAGCCAACAGCCCCCAAGTCAACATCAATGCCAACAGCAGACACAGCCCCGACACCACACAATACGGGATCAACCACTGTAGCAGCTTCCCAATCGGAATAATCAATAATTGGTTTAAAATCTTCATCGTCTTCATCATTGAACCAGTCACCCCAACCCAAGCACTCGACACCAAAATTGATCCTACCAATCTCAGTGTTGAGTCGTTTCATTTGTTTTCTAATCTTCGTCTCATCCATGATGAACCCGTAGGAAGGGTTCGCCTGAATCCACGTGGCTTCCTCATCAGGTTTAGCGTCACCGGGGGCACGGTATTCTGCCAGGTAGATAGGGTCAACCGGGTCGGGCCCCGCCAACGCCTGTCGCCTCATTGCTGAAATAACCCTACCGTCCTGGTGGGCTTTGAAAGCCTTATGAACAGCTGAAGTAATATAGAAAAACTGCGGATCATCCGCGGCCTGGGTAGTGAAGTTAATAGCCGCAACCGAACCATCGGTCAAGTTATAGGCCTCATCATAGACGACACACGAAATTTTCGTGATACCACGGGCCGTATCATCACCGCGGGTTTGAAAAAATATCACCCCGCCACATGAAAATTCAAGCACGCCCTTACCTTGCGAACCTGAAAAACGTGTAAGCATACCAGCGAGCGGGGGGAACGCTTTCACCACCCCAAGCAAATTCAGGTAAATGCTATTCGCCGTATCCCACAACTGGGCCGTGTATAGTATGCGCCAACCGTATTTTATGGCACGATAAAGGCAGATAAGGGAAATGCCTAAACTCTTGCCATTCTGCCTAGGGATAATGAGAATGTTGTCAGAGTGAACATACCGCCCCACCTCGTTTCTGCTGCACATGGCCAAAATATCGTACTCTTGCCACGGCATAAGTTCAACCCCAATGATCTTAGCGAAAGCAATAATCTCCCTACCCTCGCCGTGATCGTAGGCGGGGGCTTCACGCAAATTATACGGTGTCTGTTTCCCCCTTAAAGTTTTGTGCACCGATGATTTCGGAAAAGGCTCTCTCTTTACCGTCGATGTAGTAGCTGTCACCATTATCTTTTTCCTGCCTTATCTGTTTCACAGCGTTGATGCGGTGCCGCTCCACATCGTTAATGGTTTTGCGGAACAAGTCTTCCTGGTTACGAATCTCCCCCATCAAAGAATCCACGACAACAATGTAGCGGGGCAGTCCGTCATCCTCGTCATCAATGTTGTTGGCGTTCTTCTTAGGTTTTTCTTCCTCAACCTGCTTCACCACACCCCGCACAATCTTGCCGTATTCGCGTTTCAAACGGTCAATCCGGTCACGCTGTCGGCATGCGATAATGATAAGGTTTTCCATGCTAACGGACTTGGGTTCTTCCCGGTAGGAATCGTAAACGAACCTGCCCCCCGCTAACCAATCCTCGGGGTATTCCTTGCCATCGTGTATTCTGGCCATATGTTTTACCTCTCGATCACTAGCCCCAAAAACCCGAACCCCCACCACCATCAGGGGCGACGGGCGCGGGTTTCTTACGCATACTCTCATAGTATTTATCAACACCAAACATGAACGACTTCGGCCGCAGGCGAGCGCACCGCTCACGAACAATCGCCTCACCAGGATCAATGCGTTTGAACTCGCACCCGGCTTCCGCATAGCGCAACAACGCCGATTCGCTGGGTGTGGAGTGGATAATATAAACGTCCGCCTCGGACTGTTTCAAGGCTTCCCTAATAAGTAGCAGCCTAGCTTTCCGAACTAGTCTCGCCACCACTTGTGGGTAATCATGATTGCCGATAGGGTAGCCCCCAATAAGGTTGCATAGATGGTCATAGTCGATCCTTATATCCCCCGGTTTCGCATGCTCACTAACCCACGTGGTTTTACCCCCACACGGGGGACCCATCACAACAATTTTCCGAACACTACTAGTGGTGACCTCGCCACCCCCGCGTTGACTGTTGCAAGTAAAATGCAACAAACGTTCCGGTAGCTCACCATTCTTAGCCCCATGAAAATTCAGGTGGTCAGCAGCCAGCGGCTTACCATCAAAATTCTTCACAGCAACAGCATACATTGGCCTGCCACACCACGGGCACGGGGTACCATCACGCAAACGAAGCATCAAGCTTTCACGGGCACGCTGGTGCATCTTACCGTAGCCCCTAGCGCTAGCTGATAAACCCATAAAAATATTCCCCTAAAAAGCGTTTAAACAAACAATTTTCAGGGGAACATTATATCATGTCACAACAAAATACTAGTGCTTCCTACCTGCCCTCCAAGCCCGCACACTGCGCAAATCCACCATCAAAGCACCAAGGTGCGACTTGTGCCGTATAAAATCACGGTTCACCGCCTCAATGATAGACGATGGGGGGCAACCGATTTTCTCAGCCGCAACATCATACTGCACCCAATCCGGCACATAATCACTGTACCCAAGGATACGCTTAGAAAACAGGCGCTGCTTAGCCCACGCCTCGAAAATTTCTTCCAGCTCATCAAAATCATTGTAGGCCTGATTGATAGCGTACTCCACTTCGAAAGCGATATCACACACATCATCCGCGGTTAGGGTACTGGCAGCACCAACAACCCTGCCACTCTTGGTAACCCAGAAAAACCTTAACCAACCCGAGGCCATAGACCCACGCGACACCAACACCTGAACCAACATACCCAAATGTTTCAAATCCGCATCCGGGTAGTCGATAAGCTCAACCGCTAAATCCGCATGGGTGGCATTCTGCATGCGGCGATTACCCACCGACTCAACCAGGCTACGCAAACCAATAAACACCTCACGGGTTTCACGCAGCAATTCTTCTTTCAAGTCGTAGTCTACCATGCCGTAACCTGATCTTTCGCCAGTTCTACCTCGATGAATACGTTCGGGGGCTCGCCCGGGGCGCAACGGCGCTTCACCTTGTGCGCCACGCAAACCTGGGAATCATCCTTGAACGCTACCCCTGTGAGGGCGTCAAGGATTGCGCGTTCCAGCTTATCAATATCAGGCCGCTGCACCATCGTTAGCGAGTCGGTTGGTTTCATCGCTTTAGTGCGGGGCATAGCGAAAACCAAGCGAACCTCCACCGGCACATTCTCAAGTATTCCTAAGCCTTGGTATTGCATGTGGGTTGACACCGTGCTTGCCACATGCTCCCGCCATTCTTTCAACCCCTCCGACTGCTCAACCAGCACCGCCTTACCACCCCGCACAAACGCCTTCTTGCTGCCTTGGGGTCGGGGCACACCATTCGCTGTGACTTGTAAGAAAAAATCTTTATGCTTCATCATGAATCACCCCCTCATACTCATCATCGGTTTGAAAGTTTACCTTATCGTCGGGGGCGGCTTCCTCACCAATAAGCCGGTAGATTTCATCAAGCAACATGTCCCGCGCCTTATCCAAATCCTCAATACGTTTCACCAGGTCAGCATGCTTATTCAGTCCATCGAGTCGGCAAGAGCGTGCAATATATTGCAGTGCTTGGGCAGCGTTCCCGGTCAAATGCCGTGAAATGTCCCACACCTCAGTGTCCCCAAACTTATAGTAATCACCCATGATACTTTCCTTTCTTTCTTAGAAAATGTTAATGTTACGTGGCACACCATCAACCGTGATAAATGATAGCACGCCCCCGTATGATGTCGAGCCGGTGCGGTTACGGAACCAGGTGGATTCTTTTTCCAACGCCGGGGCGCTCACAATCCAGCGCTTAGCCGTCCACGATTCGATATGAAAATTATGAAAATGCCCACTGATGAGGATATCCGCTTGGGCTTCCTCACTATCATTAGCAATATGGCCAGACCACCATTTTTCCGCACCGCTGATTTGCCCTTTGAATAAATGCCCGTGCACGATCGTGAACACCGTACCCCCACAATCGTAGGTGACACTGCCCCGGGTGTGGTCTGGGTACAGCCAGCGCACATTTTTGCCCACCATCATCGACGGGTCAACCATGCTAAAAGCGTCCTGGACAGCGGAAACAATCATGATATCGTAGTTGTCGGACATGGGGCGGGACTGTTTGCGCGTTGTTTCACCATGATTACCGGGCACCACCGACACCACAAGATCATCAACATGTGATAGGATTTCCTGAACAGTCCACGACACCAGGTGCTGACATGTGCGCAACTGTTCCGCCAAGGTTAGGTCACATTCGGCAATCATCTTACCATCCTGCGAAGTGTAGCCCTCGATCAAATCGCCAGCAAAAACCAGGTTCACCCCACTAATATTCTCATGATGTTCTAAGGCTCGAATCACCCCGGTTTTCCACCGACCAATCAGGTACTCAGTGCCAGCACCAGCCTGGGCACTCTTCCCGATATGCGTATCCGACAGCACAATAGTCAACCAGTTTCCGTCACGTGTGACATTATTAACCGGGTCCAGGTAGATGGAATCCAGCAAATCTTCAATATCACTATTGTGTTGTGGCCTTAGAATAACCTTAGCGCGGTAAGCGTGCTGCACACCATGCCCTGGCACTTCCCAAGCCGAATGGCGCACCGGACCCTCCACTGAATACTTCTCAGGATCAAGACCGAACGCCTCCAGAACGTGCCCCCAATCATCATCTGTTGGTGGCGTGGTTCGTGGCGGCGAGGTGACAACACCTTCGATACCATCCATCACCACACCAGGCACAACCCCTTTCGGGGGTGCTGCGAGTAGTTTGTCAACATCACCCATATGCTTCACTCTTCCTTAAAAACTTCTTAGCGAACATTGTTGCGTAGGTTAGCCACCATTGAGCAGAATGCTTTGTATTGGTGTGGATAGGGGTTGCCCTGCAACGATGTGGCGACCAGCCATAAATCATGCAAAACCACGTCACGCCTGGTCAGGGCTTCAATCATTGCCCCGCGTTCCTCACCGAAACTATCCAACCATTCGTACGATGTGGGGGGTTTAGGCCCCATGGCGTCCACCACGGTGGTGAACTGTTCAACCAAACTCACTTCTCAACCTTTTCTTAGCCATTGAAGTTTCCTTTACTTACGCCATATATTATACACGAATGTGACCTACCTGTCAAACAAGTGTGATAATAATCACATTCCCTGGGGGAACTCTTTAAACCTCGAATAGTGTAGCTGGTGGGCAATCGTGTGCACCCCGGTCGCTCCGCCACGGTTCTTCGCCACGATAATGTCCGCTTCACCAGCCCGTTGGTGGTCGGGGTCTTTCGCATCGGGCCTGTCAATCAGCAGGATAATATCAGCATCCTGCTCAATCGCCCCCGACTCACGCAGGTCAGAAGCCCTAGGCGTGCCACCATCACGGTTTTCACTATTGCGATTCAGCTGGGCAACAAGCACAATAGGCACATTCAAATCCTTAGCAAGAATTTTCAGCTGCCTGGTCATCTGCGCCACCTGCTCTTGCCGTGGCACATTCACATTAGCAGGGGTTATGAGCTGCAAATAGTCAACAACTATCAAACGCACATCATTCTTGCGCACCTCAATTTTTGATCTCGAAACAATATCCATGATCGTCTGACTAGCATCATCACTAATATAGATAGGGGCGTCCGATATTTCCCCCGCCTTCCGCTTCAACGCCCCAAACTGGTCAACCGACACATGCCCGCCACGAATCGCACTAATATTCGTGCAAGTTTCCGCAGCCAAGATACGCTGCTGAATCTCCCTCGAAGACATTTCCAACGAAAACATCAAGGTAGCAAGCCCATTCCTGATACTGATTTCCCGCATAAAATCAACCGCCAACGTGGATTTACCGCACCCCGGCCTAGCCGCAACCACAACCAACTGCCCACCCTGCAACCCCTGCAACATTGCGTCAAGCCCACGAAACCCGGTCATCACCCCTTGCGGTAGTTGCCCGGCCATAGCATCAGCTAACCAATCCAGCGATTCATCGAACGCCAAATGATGCGCACCGCCCGCCGACGACGATAGCATAATGTTATCCAAACCATCCCGAACCCTGCCCAGAACATCGGTTGATGTGACCGATGGTTCCCTACACAGGGTTTCCATGTGTGCGGCTAGTGACCATAGTTGGCGCTTGCGGGAACGCTCCTTGACATTCCCCGCCAAGAATGGTATGTCACTTTTCATCGTGGCTTTTGACAGCAGGTCATGCACCACACTGCCATCAATCCGCCCCAGCTCGCCCCGCTTCTCCAAACCCCCTAGCACACTAATAGCATCAATATCAACCCCAGCCATGAACAAATCTTGCATCACGGCAAACACCGCTTGGTGTGCCCAGTGCTGGAAGTCCCCGGCTTCAACCAGGGTGAACACCTCACCCGTGCCCACACCCCCCATCAACAAACAACCCAACAGGGTTTTTTCCTCATCCAATGCTAAGGTTTCATTCACGTGTGTTTCTCCCCACATAAACTAGAACCCCCCCACAACAGGGGGGGGGAAACGAACAACTACTACGACAGGAGGGCTTTACGGTACTCCATCAAACGAAGACGATTAAACCCGCCATGCGCGTGCTCCCTTAAACCATCCTTAACAAGAACCACAATAGGGGCCTGCTGAACACCATCAGCAACAGCCTGGGCTAGCACATTCTCATCAATGGGGGCGTATTCTACCGGAACATCCGGGTGCTTGTCAAACCATTTTTTCACAGCGTCACATTGTGGGCAGGCTGGTTTCGTGAACACAAGTACCGTGTTTTCTTTAGAACGGGGGTTGCTCATTGTCAACACCTCCTTGCCATGGTTGTTGGGGCTGTCGCATTTGTGGCTGCTGTTGCTGCATGTAGCGCTGCTGCGCACCTATCCAGCCCTGTTGCGCTTGCTGCTGTAGGCTACCGCCTTGCGCCATGGTTTGCCCCTGGCCTTGGAATCGTTTCCCCGCCAAATCCAAACCGATAGCGGTTGCCGTCATCTGCAAACTGTGGGCAGTCTCACCATTCTTATCCTGATACTGGTGATTCGTTAATCGCCCCACCAACACCACACGGTCACCCTTCACCAGGTTAGCCGCCACAGACTCCGCAAGCCGGTCAAAACACGTCACACGCACCCATGTCGTGTCCACCGTTTCCCACTCGCCCGTTGCTGGGTTTTTCTTAGAATCTGTATTAGCAACACTGAATGAGCAAATCGTTTTACCCGACTGCGACAAGCGTAATTCTGGGTCGCCCCCAAGGTTGCCGCGGAATGAAACATCAAGACTCATCGTCATTTCCTATCTTATTATTGTTGTTCTCGTCTGCCAGAAGGCTATCAATCTTCTTACGCCGTTCCTCACGCCACAGCCTCACACGCTCACGCATCTTAGGGTCGCGCCCCAAATCAGCCATCACATGACCACAATGGGCAATAATATCCCCAGGCCTTGGGGGCGAATCAGTGGCCCGCGCCAAACCAAACCACCTTCCGAAAGCCATATCATACACCGGCTCCGGGTAATCACCAATAGCATTCAACGATTGATACCACACGTTAACCAGGATATCGTGCTCCGCGGTGTTCTGGGGCCGTTTAAACCCCCACACCGACACGATCATTTTCTCCAATAATTTTTCGGTCGCTTCATGGCTGATACTCATTACCGAACCCACGCCTCCAAATCATCAATGTGCAAGCTTTCATACTCCGGGGTGGGTGGTTTACGTAACAGTGACGGTATCACAGGCACGCTATCCCACTCCCCACCATTCAGCCAGGTGGTTGGGTGTTTGATATACTGCCGGTCCGTGCCAACCGAGTCATGATAAGCCGCGTACCGTTTGGCGGCATCTATCAGGGTTTCCTCAGAAACAGTTTCAACAGCACTCTTCCACGCCCGAAACGCTTTGGCCTTATTCACCCGGCGCGGGTAAGCCTTCCAAAACGCCTCGAACCCCTCCGTGTACCTGCCCCGCACGGGGCGTTTAGCCGCCCCCACAAGCACCGCTTTACAATTCGGTGGGGCAACAACACTAACAGTAATCAAATCCGCAGATTCCCCAATAGTGCACACCCAATGAAAATCAAACAAAACCTCAAGGTGGCGCATAAAATCACCATAGGATTCGTGAACAAAGTCTAAGAAAGTATCCACATCAGTCTGGGTTCCCGACGCCCCGGCCACCAAAAGCCTTAGAAGAAAAGCCGCATCATAGTCTTGAAGCTCATCAACCCCAACATCGGGTTTACCCTCGGTGATCCGCACTTTAACCAGCATCAGCCTTGCCCTCCAGGCGATCCTTACAATCCTTGTACAACCGCATCACCCGCGGGTCCTCACGCAAATCTTGAGAAAGATTCATGTAATCATTCCGCAACACCTCAAGATCAGTGATAGCCGTCACCCGAGTAATAAACTCTTCCGACAAATCCTTGGGCTTATCCGGCTTACCATCAACCTCACTGTGATCAACACCATCAACCGTGATGTGAGAATAATCACGGTCAACCTCCGCAGTAGGAATATACAACACCTGTGTGAGGGCTGTGCGCAAAGCAACACTAATCGCCTTCGACGTGGCCTTATCGCTGGTGTCGAACGCCTCCGCAGGCACGGTCGCCGACAATTCGCCGCCTGATTCGCCGTCAATAAACGTATATTCCATCAGCAGGCGCACACGGATTTGACCGGCGCCTTTCGATGTGGTAGCAGTTTCGTATTTCCAATCGAGAACCCGAACCTTGATAACGATACCTAGCCGCGAAAACACCGGGTGAACAGCATTGATAACATGCTCAATGCCGCGAAAGTTGTAGCGTTGGTGAAGGTTCTGCCCCCATTTGCCGACCGCGCCAATTTCTTTCGACGCTTGTGCTAGCTTGTGGGCAATGCCCGCAACCGGGGTTTTTTCAACGGCAATGGTGCCCATGCCCAAGCCTTTAATTTCCCCATCGCCTGGGGTTTGTGTTAATTCAGTCACAATATCACTCTTCCTACATGAAATGTGCCACGGCATACACCAGGGCGACAATAGCAGCAACAACAATAACCAGTTTCACGATCACCGCGAACACCATCAAACCAACCCAAAGGCGCTGCTGGCGTTTCATTTCCGCGTCGAACTCTTCAAACGAATGATCCAGTTTCATGTGTTTTTCCTCACATTTTAGGGACGGGGGATAGCCAACACCATCATGTGGCGTCGACTTCACCCACCCCCACAAACAGTGGGGTAGGGCCTTCGCTAGCTCACGGGCACATCCTCACATTTCGGCTGAGACAGGGGGTCATTTTCAGCAAGAAACTTCACACACTTAGCATCAAACTCCGCCAACACATCCCGCCAACCAGGCAGAATAATATCAAGCATCGCATCAGAATCAGGATCGCCGGAACAAGATTCGATACCTGCCCACTGGTGGTCCGCACCATGACCAATGTCAAGGAACAGGTATGATTCGTCATCATCATGTTCACGGTGCATGTTGAAATAGTACATGCAGTTCCCGCCCGCGGCCCGGGGCAGCATCACATACTGTGAGAAAAACCAACTATCATCCTCACGGCGGTAGAACCGCATCGGCTCGAACCGCACCGGATCCTTGCGTAGGTCATGCACCCGTGCACCAACCCAAGCCTGGGGTAGCAGCTCCTCGATTGCCTTCTTGCCCTCGGGCGCGTCAGGGTCGAGAATCCACTCATCGTTTTCAGTGTCAAGCACCCGATCATAAAACCATCCGTAGGCGATATACCAACCAGGCTTGTGCGGGTAGTATTCTTCTAGTAGCTGGTCAACCCGGTTCATCTTCTCAAATGTTGCCATGGCCTTTATTATACTCCTTCACTTGCTTGTTTGCAAATCAGTCTTTACGCCACAACCACACGGAACCATCATACATGGTGGCGAATTTCTCATCCGGGTGCTGTTTATCCATATACAAAAGCGTTGCAATCTCCTGATCCGTGTTCTTGCCGATACGGATTTTTGCTGTCAAAACTTTCTCAACATCCTGCTTGAACATGGCCATTGCCCGGTGACGCCAAGGGGCGATAGCATCCAGCTGCCGTTCGCCCTCTTCGGTGCCGTCAGAAATCCCCAGGCCAGTCCATGCGGTGTCCGGCACGCCCTCATCCTCATGAGAATAACCGCCATGAAAAGTGGTAACGTATTTACCTTCACCGATCACATCACCAACAAGCAGGTAGTGGAACGCGATATGCGGGTGGTCATTGTGTGGAACATCCAGGTCCGGGTTAATGAAACTGATTCGGCGAACCAATGATTTTTCACCATAGAACGAAACAACATCATCACCACGGGATAAGAACATCTGGCCAGGCTGCACCTTCGTGTAGCCACCCCCATTATTGGGGTATCGGATATCCGACTGCTTCAAAACCTCGATAACCTCATCCCGGTCATCACCCCAGTAGTATAGCCGCCACTGCTCCGCCTCATCATCAATCAGACGATGATAAGCATGGTCATCATTGAAAAGTTCCTTCGGGGTTTCAGGGCAGTGCTTCTTGCGCAGCTGCTCAATCACCCAATACTTTTCATCCAGGAAAGCATCATAGTGATCTTCCTCACCCTCGCAAGCATCAAGGTAAGTGTCCGTCATTTGGTTTCCCCTTTCAAATAGTTTTGCAGGCTTGCCCTATGGAACTCATAGGTGATTTTATACAAGCGTGTGGCAATACGGTTATCCTCCGGGTCATCAATTTTTTCCCCCTCACGGAACATGAACATTGTGTGAGCGTGGCAGTCTTCAACCTTGGCCAAAAGCTCTTCCACCGCCATACCGGTTTTTACACCATCATGAATCACATCCAGGGTGGCAAGACCTTCATTCACTCCCAGAAGATACGCTTGGTCTTCCGCAAATTTTCGGAAACAATCTTCAGTGAACTGTGTGAAACCATCAACCTTATAGGCAACCTTTTCACGCTCCGCATCACCCTTGCGTTCTAGTACCCTGCGGAAAAATTCTGCCAAACGGCCTTCCTGCGCCGCGGTCATCGCCGCGCCCCAATTAATATTAACCATGCCCCTATTATAACAATCCCCGGCCTAGACCGCAAGCCTAAACCGGGAAACAGGTGGTGATACTGGTCACATGCTAGCATTCGTAGGCGATAGCACCAAACAAAACACCCTCAGCATGCTCTAGCCTACGCACTAAATCATCATCCGAAAGCAGGGGTATTACCGCATTAGCATAGGGTCTGTCAACCCTAACCATGGGGGTGTTGCAATCTGCGACAGAACCCATAATTGGTCTTCCGACACCCCCACATCATGCCCTAGGCTACGAAGCAAATCTACCTGGGACAACAACAGTGTTGCCTCCACCCAGTCAGGCATACCCGCTTTCGGGAAACCATCAACCTGTTTTTTCAGGTATTCCTTAAACTCTTCAATGTTCATGTTCATAACGACTCCTTCAAAACATTATCCACGGTTTCTAGCACGGCCATCAAATTAGCAGCAAACTGAACCTTAGAAAAACCATCAGGCATCATGCGGAAAATCACTTCCGACTCGGGGGTCAGCACACTGCGCATGTGGCTAATTTCCCTCGGGCTCATCGAACCACCCGCAACCACACCAATATTAGCAGTCATGATTTGCGCGGCCTCAACAGGGGTTTTAGCCGCATGCCACGGGGGTGTGACAGCCGCCACCAAAGCCGCGTAATCATCCACACCCATACCCTCAATCGGGTAGCCGTAGCGGGCCAGGGCATCAACCTCGTGCAGCAAAACCCGGGCTTCCACCCATTCGGGTATTCCACCGCGGGGAAAATTCTTCACCCGCTCAAGTATGCCAGCCTGGTATTCTTGCAGCGTTTCCATTAGTCAAATCCTCCTAAGATTTTTTGCATACGTTCAAGATTCTGTTTCCCAATCTCCGACACCTCCGCTTGGGTGTAGGCGTCGTGTGGGATTATTTGCTCGGGTGGCAGCGTGTAGCATTGTTGCAAAAACTTGTTAAGCGTGTTCTTAGCTTCCGGCCAGATTGCTAGAAGATCACCACCCGCGAGTTTGCCATATGATATGCGACACCTGAAAAACACGCGGTGGTGGCGGTGGCCTGCCCTCTGGTAGATCCTCAGTAACACCTCCATTTCCTGCTCCTCAAACGGGGCCATAACATCAAAATTAGCAAAAGCCCACAACACAATATGGCTCCCAGGCAACCCTGGGATAGGCCAGGTGCCAACCCTTTGTGACTCCAAATCATACAAAAAATTATGCCGATCTGGTGCCCCATTACCCCCGCCAAACTTCAGCACACCACCATCACTGATATGCTCCCTTAGAAAATTGCGCATCGTGCGGGGGATACGCCCCATCACTTTAATGCTACCAGGCACGATTACGAAACTCCTCCTCCAAACGTTCACGCGCATGCCGCGAAATGATATCATCAATCAAACACGATCCCTCGGGACTTTCCGCGAAAACAACTTTGGCTGAACTGTCCTCGTGGTAAATATCAATGAAAGTGACGTAATTATCATCTTCGCCTTCGCAGCCGATGGATACCTCATACTCGCCAAACCGCTTTTTATACGTCAATCCGTACCAAAACCCATCATCAGAAGAAAGCGGCTCGGTGTAGCTGTTCTGCTCCCATGTGCCGTCCCAAAGGTCTATCCGTGAAGCCATAGCAAGAAGAATGTCCTTGACCTCTTCGATGCTTCGGGGGTTAATCATTTACACTCCTCCATGTGTGCTATAAACTCTTTCTCCAGCCGGCTTCGCTTACCGTGCAAAATTCTATCGACAATAAATTCATCCTCCTTCGAGTTTACCGTGGCCAATTGATATTTGTTATCCAGGTCACGAATATCAATGAATGTGAAAAAATCATCAGGGGAACCCACACAGCCTACAAGAATCATGCGGGGACCCGCGTAGCACTTGTAGTACATGACATGTTTGGTGGGGGCGATGGGGGTGGACAGGCATTCAAAGTGTTTCCGCCAGCCACCAGCCCACGGATCCAAACCCATATCCCACAAGCTCAAACGGGCAAAACAGGCCCGTTTGGCCAGGTCTTCATCAACTTTCTTCATGCCTTACCTCTGCCACGAACCGGCTAGCGGAATCAATAAATTCTTGCCCCAAACGCCTGCGGCCACGCTCTGAAATGACAGCATTAATATCATGCCCATCATCGGGGGTTTCCAGCCACGCGCGCCTAGAACCACCTTTGCGCTGAACATCAATAAAGGTAACAAAATCGTTTAGTTCACCCGCGCAACCAGCATACACCACATGGTCGCCGAACTGTTTCTTGTACACCAAATCATGCCAGTAGCCCAAATTGAAAAATGTTTCTCGATGATCCTCCTTACGCTCCCATGTGCCATCCCAAAGGTTTACCAGCTGGTCACGAAGAAGGTCTTTCACCTCTTTAATGATTTGCATTATTGTATCCTCCATGCTTTTTATTATACCAGTTCGGGGCCAGTAAAACCAGCCCCGGGAATGTGTTCTTAATCACTCTGTGACAATCGTCACAAACTCTTGCAAATACTGGGCCGCCATAGGCTGATCCAGCAACCACAGGTAAGTTTGAGCAATGAAACCATACAAGGCGGGTTCACAACCAGGCCAGTACTTACGCAAACCTTGGGGGGCGTTTACTTCCGCAAGGGTGGTTTTCCACTCGATGCGCACCTCATCATAAAGGTGTCGGATATCGAGCCGCGCGGTCAAGGTGTGCATCCAGCAGGGTTTAGTGGCGTCGCCCTTGAAAAGCACATCAAAATCGTAGGCCCCATACTCATCCCAGCATTCAACCCCCATGGTGGCGCGTCGGGTGCGTGGGTCGATGCCCTGGTGGAAGCTTGTTGATGCGTAGCCGTATTCCGGCATGTCGATTAGCTCGAAAATGCTTTTGACAAGCGTTTCCATTGTTGGGGGCACATGATCGAGTACTTTCATGGCTAAAACTCCCCTTCCTCATCATAGCAGTGGTCTTCCAGCCATTCCATGGCAGCATCCTCAAACATGCTCTTGATTAACCATAGTTTGCCACCCAAAATTTTGTCGATCTGCTCACGCTCATCCCATTTTTCCAACTCCAGAATTTCGCCGCTGGGGAGGTGCTCAATGGTCAGGCCAAGATCGTATTCATCGAGGATTCCGGTTGCCCAGATGAGAATTTCGTAATCCCCGACCGTGCGAGTCCAGGATAGCCGTAGGCCTTCCTCGATGTCAGTTTCCACTGGTGCGGTTTCCCAGCCGTCCATAGTGAAGTTGACGTCCACCTTCACTTCGAAAATGTCGCTCATTATTTGTGCCCCTCCTAGG